GCAACACCCTTCGACAAATCGACTGGGAAGTCCCAGGACTCGAAGGAGACACAAGCGGACTCACCGCAGACCTAACGAACGCAACAGCAGCAACAATCAACCAAATAAGGGAAAGCTTCCAAATACAAAGACTCTTCGAAAGAGACGCAAGGGGCGGGACCAGGTACACCGAAATTCTAAATAGTCATTTCGGCGTTCAAACACCTGACCAAAGACTTCAACGCCCGGAATATTTAGGGGGGGGATCCACCCGGGTCATGGTCACCCCGGTGGCCCAAACAAGCGAAACAACAGGAGCAGCACCCCTCGGAGAACTCGGAGCCTACGGCATCGCGGCAGACACCTTCCGCGGGTGGACAAAAAGCTTCGTAGAACACTGCGTAATCATTGGCCTCGTCAGCATCAGAGCCGACCTCAACTACCAATATGGCCAACACAGGATGTGGGACAGACAAACAAGATTCGACTTCTACTGGCCCAGCCTCGCACACCTCGGCGAACAAGCGGTACTACAAGGAGAAATCTACGCAGACGGAACGCCAAACGACGACATCGTATTCGGATATCAAGAACGCTTCGCAGAATACAGATACAAACCCTCACTAATCACAGGGGCCTTCCGAAGCCAACACTCACCATCACTAGACACATGGCACCTCGCAATAGACTTCGCGAGCGCGCCACTACTCAACAGCGCCTTCATCGAAGAAAATCCACCAACACAAAGAATCGTCGCGGTAATAGACGAGCCCGAGTGGCTCTTCGACGCATTCTTCAAATACACGTGCGTACGACCCATGCCGACTTACTCAGTACCCGGCCTGATCGACCACTTCTAAAATGGGAAACATACTCGGACAGATCTTCGGCGGATCCGTATCCGCCAAATCACTACAAGAAGATCAACAAAGATTCCAAACAAACTTCTACGAAAACCGCTACCAAAGACAAATGAAAGACATGCGCGCCGCAGGACTAAACCCAATCCTCAGCTACCAAACAGGAGTACCGGGAACCGTAGGCTCCGGAATAGGAAGCGGATCAGAAGGGGCCGGCGCAGGAGTACTTGGCGCCGCCAAAAAAGGACTCGAAGGAATCACCGCCGTTCAACAGGCACGACTCACAGGAGCACAAGCAGACATAGCCGGATCACAAGCAGTATCCGCAAAAATCAAAGCAGAATGGGACGCCGAACATCCCGGCCTAGTACAAGGGAGCAGAGAAGCCGAAGTCAGACAAATAACAGGCGGCAAACCAATAGACCAAGCAATCGGAGGAGGACTCCAAGGACTCCGAGCAATAAAACCCTGGATGGAACAACGATTCGAGGAATACAAAGGAATAATACCTAACACCGCAGAGAAAATACAAAAATTCTTCCAAGGCGACACTGGCGCAGGCTATTGGAAGAGAAAAAAAGGACAATGACCCTTAGAACAGGAACAATAAGCCAACAGACAAGAGCAGCACGACAACTACAAGCCAACATAGAAAACATAAGAACACAAGTAAGCAGAAAAAAAGCAGAAATAAAACAACTCACAATCCTACTCAAAACACTCGTAGGAAACGGAACTCAACCACTAACAAAATGGGAAACACTTAGAACAATGACAAAAGAAGCAATCGGAAAACTACAAAAAAACGGCCCCGGATTCATCAAACCGAACCGGTGGCGAGAGCGCGTCACCGCGCCCGAAGGTGGCGAATGCCACACACAACAAAACGCAAAAGACGAATGCGATATCAACATAATTATCAAAAGACACGCGAAGACAGGAAACATAAGTCACCTCAACCCAAAATCGCCCCTCTACATGGACTGCACGAAAATCACAGACCTACAGGGAGCGCTAAGCCTCGTAGAAGAGGCAGAAGACAACTTCGCAACACTACCGGCAGCAGTACGCAGAGCAGCCAACAACGACCCGGTCCAATTCATCGACATGATCCACTCAGTGGAAGGGACCGAGGAGCTGGCCCAAGCGGGACTCGAGTACATCGTCAAACCTCAGGACGGCGGGGATCAACCCGAGCTCCCGGGCAAGCCGCAAGCCAAACCGCCAGAGCCAGTCGAACCGATCACCGAGAAGCCGGCAGAGACACAAACCCCCCCGACCCCCCAAGGGGGAGAATAGTGAGCACCAGAAAAGAGCAAATCTGGCTACGAACGGCGCTGGCCTACCTCAAGCTCTGCGAAGCCGAGACCGACGGCCACGTACCCCCCTACTGGGGAGAAATCAAACGCCTCATCTGCATGGCTGCAGGACCACAGACGCTACCCGACGACATCGGTCAAGTGGTGTCACTAAATACAGTTACATCAAGTAAGAAACTGAAACGGGGGCAGAGACCCCCGCAAAAAGGAGGCAAAAATGCCTAGACGAAAGCGCATGAGCAGAGGCAAAAGCCGGCGGAACTTCCGCCGGGGAGCACGCTCCAACCGAAAAAATATGCAGAGGGGAAGACCCATGCGCGGAGGCTGGCGGCTCTAAATTGCCTTGCAATTCGCCGCTAACAGCCTATAAAGCACCCGGGGGGAAAATAACCTTCAAGCAAAGGGACGGATACTACGACCTCCCGCTCAAAATCGCATGCGGCCAATGTCGCGGGTGCCGTCTCAGACGCACCCGCGACTGGGCAATCCGAGCAGTCCACGAGGGACAAATGCACGACAAAAACTCGTTCGTCACACTCACCTACGACAACGAGCACCTGCCACACGACCAAACACTGGTCGTCAAACACTGGCAGGACTTCGCCAAACGGCTCAGAAAAAAAATGGGGCCCTTCCGATTCCTCCATTGCGGAGAATACACGGACAACCACAGGCCCCACTACCACGCGTGCATATTCGGACAAAACTTCCAACACGACCGAGTCGAACTCGGCAACCAAGAAGGTCACAAGCTCCACGTGTCACCGACACTACAAAAACTGTGGCCCTACGGGTTCCACAGCATAGGAGAACTGACCTTCGACAGCGCAGCATACGTAGCCGCATACTGCTTCAAAAAACTCAACGGCCAAACGGCCAAACAAAAATACACAAGAACAGACACCGAAACCGGAGAAACCTGGTCCGTCAGACCAGAATACGCAACCATGAGCCGACGCCCCGGGCTTGGCTCCAAATGGTTCGACAAATACAAAGGCGACCTATACCCTCATGACTTCGCGGTCGCCAAAGGACAAAAATTCAGACCACCGAAATACTACGACCAACTACTAAAAGAAAAAGATCCCGAACTATGGGACAAAATGCAAAACAGGAGAATACAACACATCAAAAAACATCCGGAGGACCAAACACACACACAACAAATAGCGAGAGAAACAATAATACAAGCAAAATCCGAACTACACCAAACACGCCTAATACACAAAGATAAAAAATGCTCTGGAAACTAATCGATCTATGCATAACATTCCTCAAAGACCTACTGGAATTCATACCAGCAATATAAAGGGAAACCACAATGCGAATATCGCTCTACACGATCTTCGACAGCAAAGCGGGAGCGTACCTACCTCCGTTCACGTCAGTAAACGACGCGACAGCTCTAAGAAGCTTCGAGTCCGCAATACAACAAGAAGACCACGACTTCAACAGACACGCGGAAGACTATAGCCTCTGGACCATCGGCACGTTCGACCAAGATAAGGGCGAACTCCGCGTACAAAAACTACTCTGCATCGGCCAAGCACTACAGCTACTCGCAAACCTACAAAGGGAACAAATCTAAATGCCCAAGCATTACGGCAGCGGACAAGCAAAAGGACGAGGAAAAAGCACCAACATCGCACGACAAGGACGCTTCTCACAAATTCCGAGCGTCAACCTACCGAGATCAAAATTCGACCGATCTCACGGACACAAAACAACCTTCGACAGCGGAAAACTAGTACCCATCTTCGTCGACGAAGCCCTCCCGGGCGACACGATGAGCCTACAAATGAGCACCTTCACAAGACTCGCAACACTGCTGCACCCCGTCATGGATAACATGAACATGGACGTGCAATTCTTCGCAGTGCCATACAGACTCGTGTGGGACAACTTCCAAAAATTCATGGGAGAACAAGAAAACCCAGGAGACTCAACAAGCTTCCTAGTACCTCAGGTACAGGGCCCAGTCGCCGGCGCCGGCGGATGGGCAGAAGGGAGCCTCGCAGACTACTTCGGCATCCCAACACTAATAGGAACACAACTATCAAACGCACTACACTTCAGAGCGTACAATCTAATCTGGAACGAATGGTATAGAGACGAAAACCTACAAGTATCACTCAACGTACCAAAAGACGACGGACCCGACGCATTCGCGCAATACGTCGTCGCAAGAAGAGGAAAACGACACGACTACTTCACAAGCTGCCTACCCTTCCCACAGAAGGGAACCGCAATAACACTACCGCTAGGAACATCAGCACCAATCGTCGGAGGACCAATCCCGATCGATCCACTGACCGGAACAATATTCCCAACGTGGTCAGACGCCGACGCGACCGGCTTCCGCCTCCAACGCGACGGCGCAATAGGAAGCAGTAGCCCTAACATTGCCGCGGACACTGCCGCCGGCAACACCCTTCGACAAATCGACTGGGAAGTCCCAGGACTCGAAGGAGACACAAGCGGACTCACCGCAGACCTAACGAACGCAACAGCAGCAACAATCAACCAAATAAGGGAAAGCTTCCAAATACAAAGACTCTTCGAAAGAG